TATCTTGCTTAATAATATCGTGGCTCCTGGTATTGATCAGATTGCAGAGCGTGCCCGGGCGCAAATGATCCAATCAGGAACCATTCCACAGGAGCAGTGGACGCAAGAAGAGGCCGACAAGATTGCTCAGCAGATAGAAGCTCAGCAGAATCAACCGCAAGAGCCTGACCCTGTAGAGACGGCGATCCTTGAGCAGACGCAAGCACAAACAGCTGACGTTGTAAGCAAGGCTCAGGAACGATCAGACAAGACAGAGCTAGCGATTGAAGGCTTGAGGATTAAGGAGCAGCAGCAAATAATTGACGCTGGTCAGAACGATGACAAGCAGGAAATGGAGGCCGTAAAGTTCGCGCTTAACCGACAAGACCAGCAATTCAAGCAGCAGATGGATCAGCAGGCGCAGATCATCGAGTTGCTTAATACTCAGGCGCAGACGCTCAAGACATTGCGAGAGACCCAAGGGGTTGATGTGATAGTGGGCCCTCACACGCAAGAGGCCTTTATTCAGCAGGCCGAGCTAGTTACTGAAGCGCAAGACATTGTTAGTCCTACGCCAGAAACTCAGGAAGTTACTGACCAAATCACAAGGCAATAGTTAAACCCTATTAATATGATGTATACTGATAAGCAGTTTCAATCGTACTAGACGATATCTAGGCAGAACTACCATAAAAGGCAAAACACATGAGTGAGCTACAAACTGAAGAGGCTGGTGCTGAGCTGCCACTAGAAACAGCAAACGTCGAAGCAGGAACCGCCGAGAGCGGAGCAGATTTAGCTGCTGCTAGTGGTGATGACCACGAACAATCCACAAATAATGGCATCGATCAAGAGGCTGTTAATAAGGCGATCAACAAGAAGCACTTTCAGATGAAAGAGGCCGAGCGTAAGGCCGAAGCGTCTGATAAACGTGCCCAAGAGTTGGAAGTTAGATTACAGAAGCTTGAGCAGGGCGATGATCCGTGCAGTGTGGCAAATGGCGACCTCTTGAGAGTCGTAATAGTCAATTGTTGCGATATCACCTTTGTTCTGCAATCGCTCTAATGCAACGCCAGATTCATTAGCCAGCTGCTGGCCTTGGTTCGCAGCAAACATTCCGCTACTTTCGGTGATCATTTGGCCCATGGTGGCGATGGTTGTCTGTAGTCCTGGATTCATTTGTGCGCCGCCCAGCCGGTACGGAGCTGGTTGGTTAAGAACATGAGTATAAAGCTGCGCTGGGTGATTGTTCGTGTTCATCGTCTCCAGAGTGGCTGTATCCTTCGCTGCCTGCTCTCGGGTGATCATTAGCTTATCTTTAGGAGCCAACGCCCCCTCTTCGATATCTCGGCTCGCTGCGTAGTTTAAAACCCTCTGTGCGTCCATAAGATGCTGCACAACGCCGTGATATATAACCTTGTTCTCTGATATCTCGAAGTTTCCAAAGGTTGGGATTACTGGAATCCATTGAAATACCGTTTCTTGTTCTGGCTTCAACCAATTAGCCCCATCAAAGAACCGGGTAAATACTTTGTGACTGTCACGCTTGCGCCGCTTTACTTCGTTAACGCCAAGACGTTTTAAGTCGTCAACTACTTTCTCAAAGTCGTCGTCAACCTGATAAACCTTGTTGTTGTCCATTAACACCAGCTCTATAGTGATAGGCTTCTTGTATAGGAATTCGCCAACAACGATATTTTCAGGCTTCTGGCAGTAAGAATTAGAAAATCTATCTTCGCCTACTGATTGCTTTGACCCATCTGGAAACTTTTCATCGTATGCATCCGGGCTCATGCTCTGCAGTACGAAAGCCCAACTGGCGTCCTCCATGCTCTGCATTTCTGCGTTGGTGTCGAACCATACGCGATCAACAGAGTTTGCAATCTTGCGAATAAACAAATCTTGGTCGAAGCTATCCCCATCAGCCCATTCAGTCGTTACGCGCCAAGCGTCAAAGCCGACCTCTACCATCTTTTTACCGGCAGCGCCGAACACCTGAGACGCGTTTGATATGTTCTCGATATTACGCACCAGGCCATCCAGTAGCTTTGCGGTGTCTTTGCTGGCATCGCCCCCTGATGGTCTAACCTGGATATCAAAATCAGCCTGTTTCATTTCTCCCGAGATAGAGCGAACGATAGGGTTACACCGATCAAAGGTGTACATTGGTCTGCCCTTCATATTCTTAACAATCTCAGGCTCCCATTGCCCATCAGGCTTCTTTAGAAACAACGTAACTTCGCGCGCTTTCTCGCGGTTATCACGATCAGCCGTCTGCGACTCTCGAAGAAGCTGGTTTACCTTGGTGTAATCTGCGAAATCTACCATTTCAGTTCCATAGGGATGTGAAGTTTAGTTCATCGAATTTATCAGCGCTTAGCGTATCTGCGTGGCGCTTCATCATCAACGCATAACGGGTGGCGGCCATCAGATCATCCATAAGCTTAACAACCTTTCCGTCCTTGCGGTGGTATAACATGAACTCACCAAACCATTCAGGGCAGGTTGAGAATACTTTTAACCGCCCCGTTCTCATCCTATCCAACATTTCCATTAAACCCGCCTCAACACCATTGCCGCCTTCGGGGTGCGTGGCGTGATCGGGGAGCATCTTAAGACCTGCGCTCTTATACTGGCCAGATAGCTGTTTCCCTGATCCTTTGTCGTGCTGGTAGCCGTCATGGGGCCATGCAAACTTAAGCTCTTCTCCCCAATGCCTGAGCGCCTGCCCTGCTTCGTCCGGCGTCGTCTCTCTCGCTTTGTATTCATTGGTCACATAGATGATATCCGCGTCTTTATCCCAAACCAAGTGAGCGGCGGCCTGCGGGTGATCCCAGCCAAAATCTAGCCCCCCGATATGAACCCAGTGATCTGGTATTTTAATAGGCTCTATCTCTATCTTCTCTTGCGCTACTGGGAATATTCGACCGCTACCGAGGATTGGTATTCCTTTCGCTCTAGCCTCCCGCTCATGATCAGGATAAGACTCTACGATTTTATCTTTCTCTTCCTGCGTGTAATGGTCTACATCGTAAATAGTCATCACTACAAGCTTTTTATATTTACCAGGGTCTTTATAGAAGGTGTGAGCGATGGTTGTCATACCTTTGAGCGGCGTAAATGTCACGAACAAGAACTGCCCTATCTGCCCCCTGTTAGTTCTGGTTAAGCACTCCGAGTAGATTTCAGCGGGTGGCTCTTCATCCAGCCAAACCCAATCAATTGTTTCTCCCTGAAACTTCTCGCGGCCCTTTTCGTATGACTTGAAGAAAATCAGCGATGTTCCGCCTGACACATGGGTGACCTTAATATGGTCAAGAAGATCCTTAATACCTAGGGCCCTAACTAGCCCATTAATGCAATTTTTAGGTATTGCTCCCGTTCCTATGCTTTCCTGATCCTGCATTCTTCCCACGAGCAGCTTCTGCGTAGTGTCGCGAATAACTTCACCAGAGACCCCGCCTACCCAGCCAACATTGGGCTTCTCGAACCTTGCGCCATCCCAGTCATCAGGATACAAACCAGTGGCATGATAGGCAGCCTCATGAGCCCCGCACCACGTTTTACCAGTCTGGTTGCCAGCACCAAGCATCCTCTCTGAAAACTCTGAACCTAACCTATGGAACTCTGCTTGCTTGGCATAGGGGGAGTATCGTTTAAGCGCGTTAAAACGGAAGCGATCCGCTCTCTCTGCAAGGGCTGTAGCTAGCAGGATCTTTTCTGATCGATCACTGTGACTTTGAAGCGATGTAAGCATCTAACTCCTCATCTGTCAGGTCTTCAATCTTGGTTTTAAGCGTTAATTCCTGCTGGATCTTATCGCCGAACTTATTAGGCTTGAGCTTTGCTGCTACCCACTTTCGCGCGTCAACCCTTAATCGTGATCTTTGGACGTTCTCGGGGTTTAGCTTTGCGTGGCCATCCTCGTCTTTTTCTTGGTAATCATTAGCTGTGTCGTCAGCTATTTCGATGATTTCCTCTGAGTACATTTCGGCGCATTCTTGCTTAGCAATATCGTATTGCTGCTTAAACTCTGGCTTCTCTCTTAACCACCTGAACAAAGTGGTAGTGACCGGCATACCATCAGCCTTCGCGATAGTTCGCATTGACTCGCCTTCAGCTACCCTAGCGCAAACCAAATCACTTAGCTCTAACGTGTAATCTGTTGGCCGACCTCCTGCCATGTTATCTACCCTCTCAATAAATGCTCAACTATCGAGACTTTGGTTTCGACCGAGGCTTTCTTACTCGTTTCGTTTTCTTTGCTCGTTTTTTTGGCGTATCTGATGGCATGGCTGGTCAACTCCTGGCTGTCATTTCTAATACTTAATTCAGTGCGATAAGCAAACATTATAGCACGTTATAAAACCAAGTCTGCTTAGTGCTATAATCGACTCAGTTGCAACAGAGAGACGAGGAGGTGATCCCTATCTAGCTGTGCCAAAGGCCTCTTGATTGAGGCTTTTTTATTTGTTCGACTGTGGCATATAATACTGCCTTATACGCTAAAAATACGGACGGATTATAATATGCTAGCGGCTACTCAAGAAATCAATCAACTCCTAAACATTCCGATTTGGCTAGCCAGGCTGGAAACCCACATTTTTGAAGGTCTTAGTATTGAGGATTCAAAGGAATGGACTTCTGTATTCTATGGCGCTATCAACGAAGGGTCTGATTTAGATAGCATCAAGAATGAGTTCTTGGCCCAAGTGATAGAGTCAACCTTTGAGTCTTACGACAACGCCCGATACAAAAAGGTTAAGGCCGCTCAAGTCATGGTTGTCGAAGGGCTTCGTGATAACGACCAAGCTAAGGTAAGTAATGGCCGAGCCATCGCCTCTGCTTTTTCTTATGTTTTTGTTTCTGACGCTGCAGACGCTGCTGCTTTCCCTGATCCATCCGACTCGTCCGAGGCCGCTATTTTTGCTCGTTCAGCCGATGCCGCCGCCTTTGCTGCTAAACCTGCCCGTGAGCGTGATTACAAAAACCTATCAGAAATCCTTATCTGCCTAATTAAGGGATGCAAGGCTAAGGAATGATGGCTTTCATATTTACCGCCTCTACGGTTTGTTTAAGTCTGTATAGGTAGTGATGCTGGCGGCATGAATCGAACATGCAGTATAGTCTTACTCTGCCACCAAGGTTGCATCATGGAATCGAGCCACCAGATCGTCACCAGATACCAACACCACTAATTATACAGACTCTATTCATGCAACCCACTAAGGGGTGATTATCCGTTTCTTTAATTCCCAGTTATCACTAGTTTCAGGATCTTCGGCCATAACTATACGTTTGGCGGTATAAGCCAGCTCGCCACTCCAAGCAACATCCCCCTTAGTGTACGAAAGGCTACAATTCCAGTCCTCGTAATTCACTGGGGCTTCAATGCCGTGCTTCTTGCATAGTGCGTTAATTGCATCGGTTGTTTTTGCTTGGCAGTCGAAGGCATAACCGAAAATACCTGCACGGTGAATTACTTCTATCATCCCGTCTCTGGCTCCACGAAGGTATACCGATAAATCTTCCCTAAGCGCTTCGTCCTTGATCGGATCTTTGCTCATTTCTTCACCTGCTTGCGCTTCTTCTTCTTGGGCTTGCCTGGTGAGCTAGCGTGATCTGACATGGTGTTCTCCTTCTTAATATCAATCTGTACCAACAAACCCGAAATTAAGCTGGGTGATTAACCTCCGTTAAAAGCTTGGGAGCGTGTCACCATGCCGTTTTTCTTGGCTTCTCGTTTGATCTTTTTCAGCTCAGTCTGTACCTCAGCAAGGGTTTTTTCCCCGCTCTTTACCTGCTCCATAAGCGCAAGCCTTACATCCATACTGTCTGCCACCACACCATCATTCTCTGCCTTATTTACTGCGGCGCGTTTATCCATTGCTGCATCAAATCTTGTCCTGCTCATTTCGTTCTCCGTTGTTGGTGCCGGGGGCTGGATTCGAACCAGCATCCTTCAGGTTAAGTGCCTGTTGCTCAGTTTGCAGCTACTCAGCAGGTATCCCCGCATCTTTCGCTTTTGCCAACCCTTACCAATTGAGCTACCCCGGTCTAAAACTATCAATCTGTATTGATTGAGAGTGATAGTGAGTCCATATCCTGCTTAATCTGGGAGTCAAACCCAGAATCATTCACAAGGTATTTCTCATTAAGAGCTTAAAGAGCTTGCTAGATGCCGAAACATTGACGCTAACTCAAAAGCACTCTCATCAATACAGACTGCTATGTGGTATCAGCAGCCATGATCGTATTCCAATCTATTATCGATTAAAATCGATTAACTATTCTTCCGTTTCGTAGATCTTGCCATCTCCGTCTAGCCATCCAAAAGAGAGCCACTTGCACCCATTTTGGTAGTATTTAGTTGTGTAAACTTTGGTTGGCAACCAACAAAAAACTCTCTTTCTCGTACTCATCTCCTCAATTCCTTTAATTGTTTGGTTAAAAAAACATGCTCTTTGTCAGTCACGAAATACTTTTTAGGCTTCCGGTCTTTCGCGGCTTGGCGCTTTACGTGTAGTGCGTACTTATCTGATGCTTTAGTCATGAGTTAAGTATACACAAGTTAGCGCTAACCGCTTAGATCGTTTGGTTATATTAACCGATGATTTTATACTGCTCTCGCCTATGCTGTTTCCATGAGCGCTGCCGTCTAAGAATAGGATGGTGCAGACACTCATGCCCAAGGTTGAATCCTTTAAGCAGACAGAGCCGCTTAGCCCTGCCTTGCGATAGCTTAAGTTCGGCTAGCATTAGAACTCCTTACGCCCCCAAAAAACTTCATATACAACCCACGGAAACACCATGCAAATTATTACTGTAAACGGAAACGCCCATGGCTGCCCGACGAATGGATTACGCCTCTTTACAAACCCTGCTCTTATCGTAAGCCAGGTGTTTACAAGCATAGCCACTATCAGCCAGCACAGCATAAGCTCTGTCGTAGGGTAGGGTATTGATACTTCTAGCCAGTTAAACATGATCGGCCCAATCAATTCCGTACTTACCAAGCAGATAGCCGTAATAAACAGCTCCGAACGTAACCTTAACCGCTTCGCCTGCGAAAAACCCCGGAGGCTGATCCCCTTCGGATTCAAATATCTTCAGAAAGTCTTTGTTCTTGTTTGCTGCTTTGTATAGCTTGCTTGCTTTAGGAGTCATCTTCTCACCTCGTTATTATCTATCTAAAACCCATATCGCCAATGCTGCTATTGCTAACGTTGCTGCGGCTAGCTTCAAGGGCCAGGTGGGTCGCGTGGTTTGTTTGTTCATTGGTGTTCCCATGGTGGTAGTGTTATGAATACACAATCGTCTTATGCTCACCAAAGGGCATCTCCCGAATGGGTTGGTTGTCAGTATCTAGGCGTAGCCAATTCAGAGTCGATACCATCTCTTTCTTGAATATCCACCAGCCTAGGTGATTGACCACAGTGACCTTGAGTATGCTGTCTTCAACATAGGCCTTGGTGTAGTTCTCGCCTAGACCAAAGGGTAGGCAGAATGCCTTGATACTCTTGAGTGTTTCATCACAATCTATTTGCATTAGTCATTCCTCAAATAATTCATATCCGTATTCCTGTATTGAACTGTCCGGTCATTCCGGTTAGTTGCTGCTATGTCGTATAGCAGCTATTGCATAGATTCCGCTAACTTATCCAGCTTCTCCATCAGCTTTTCAATAGCCTGCTTTTGCTGCTCTATAATTTCGATAGCGGGCATTCTGTCTACGGGCAAATCTGGGCGCTGTCGTAACACTGCATTACGGTTTCTCATATCCTCGAAGTTTGCTTTTAGTTGGTCAATCTCTTGTTGCTGCTTAACTGCGTACCAGTTGTCATGCTGGAAACAATCCGTTGATCGGCATCTTTCAATGTCGCCTCGAATACAGCATCCTTTACATTGATCGGTCATAATTTCCTCATCATCTTCAAAATGGCGCTGTCTGCAATGGTTGCGCTGCTGTTTGCCAGCGTTATTAGCCTATAAAATTCATCATCCGTATAGGTGTTCATCAGGTAAGGCATTGTGTCAAATACCGGCCCGTCAAGTGGGCACCATTTGTCAGGTATTATGATCATCATCCATCCCTCTACGCTGTATTAATGGTTGCTTATTGGTTATTCCTCTTTGCTCGGTGCGGGTAGCATTCCTTGTTTCTCGATATGTTCTATAACGCTTAATCCGCTTGGCAACATGATGTGAGACAGGAAGGCCGCTTCAAAGCTCAGTATGCCTATTTCAATGGCTGTTACCTGCCCTTTTACCCAGTCTCGTAGGATTGAATAAACGGCGATCGATCCTATCTCTAGCGCTTTGGATTCGTGGCTCTGCTTCGTGCCCCTGCGGCGAGTATTCCAAGGGTTTTCTTTCAGCCATGCGGCGGCATACCCTTTAGAGTTGGCCTTTAGGTTTACTAACCGGCTATGGTGTTCAAATTGAATGAACAGCTCCCCAGTGCTGAAGTCTTCACCGGTCGCGAACTTAGTGCACCCGAAGCCCTTAAGCATCTTCTGAATGTCTTTTATGGCGTTCTGGCCGCTGCTAGCATTGCTGTATGGTAGTGCCATCTTATTTACCTATCCTCTTTGCTTTGTGCTTTCTGCGCTTGCCAGGGGTTGGCATACGCTGGTTAGGGGTGCTCATTATTACAGGCTCATCGAGCTTTACCGCGCGATAGGTTATTCCATCCGAACCAACCACCAGATCTCCAGCTGTGTACTCTTTCATTTCAATCCATCCTTATAATCACACCCGATTATCTTGCTGCCAGGTAGGTTCCTCTGCTCTGAATCCAGGAAGTAAGCTGCAATCCATAGAAATTCACTTAATGATTCTCTGCTATGAACGGTCGATCCTTGATCGGTTATCAATGCGAATTCGCTATTGTTTAGTCTTACTATCTCGATCTTTCTGTCTAACTTAGCAACCCCTAAGCTGTCGCCATCTTTGGTGTAAGTTGCGTGCTTGAACTCTTCACGGTCTGTCGGAAATTGAATTATATTATTCATACCAACCTCTCTATTATTTTAACGAATCATGTAGCCCGTCTAGCGGGGGTTAAACAATAGCGGCGTACTTTCCTGGCTCCCAGCACTGAGGCGGAAGTTCTAGAATCGCCTTGTTTATCTTGTTAACTAGATCGTCAATTTCTTTTGGAAGCTCTGCGCCTTCGTGCAACGATTCAAGAAAATACTCTTCTTCTAAAAACGGAAATGCTACCGGCTTGCAAATCACAAGGTTTAAGGACTCAATCGAGCATTCGTTCTCTTCGACGTAATCGTTGACGGCATCCATGTTGAAGAAATATTCATCACCGTCATTCATACATAATGGGCTTTCACCGTCCCACTCTTTGCGCTCTAACGCTGCAAACTTTTCGATGCTTTTCTTATTAGCGCAGGGAACGCACCATGATTGCTTAGCGCGCACCGTCCCGCATTCCGTACACTCTGTATGAGTGCTTCCTGCGTATCTTGCGAGGCTTTCATTATCTCCGAAAAACTGCCCGTCTCTAGTAACCCAGCCGCTAATGTTCTCGACATGCTTTGCCGCTTCATCGGATGTGTTTAATATAATTTTGCTCATTACTTCAACCCCTTCAATAGTTCGCTGCATGTGTTCTTTGCTAAATCCTTCTTTCCGTAATGACTGACGCCGCTAGGGTTAGGCTTCTCTTCTAGCTGGCGTTCTGGTGGCGCGCATCCTCGGATAACTTCGCCGGTCAATGCTCGATCAACAACGGTCATATAGATTTTTGTGAAGGCTTCTTTTTGCTCATCAACCCCGTTTCTATCGGTGCGTAGCAAATTGTAGTTCATTAGATCGAACATGGAGTCCTTCAGCACGTTGTAGATATACGGGTGTAATCGCCACGGCTCTCGGCGCTCTAGTGGGATTTGTAAATAACCTTGCAGTGTCTTGAACGCCTTTGCTGTTTCTGGCGCGCCTGAGCGTTGTAGAGCGGCTTTCTTGTAGAACTTGATGAATGACCCGACTGTTGGGAAAAAAGCGTCTCCTGACAGTTTGAGGAGTTCGACGGCCTCGTTAATCAATTGCTGATCGTTGATGTTGCTGGACATGAAAGACTTCAACCATTCAGGTTTAATCGCGTTCAATGCGTCCTGGCTGGTATAGGCCTGTTTCCATGCTGGGCAGTTGGCCTCTAATCGGATGAATAGTTTGTTCATGACTATCTTGGATTGTTTCTGCTCCTCCCTCGAATATGTCGTGTCCCCAGTCTGTGCTGTTGTGGTCGATTGCCGGTTGTTGATTAGTGCGTTGATGTGTTGCATTTGGCGCTCCTATAACTTCGTCTTCCCAAGATTTATTCAACAGGTACTTGGCTGGGCCTGGTATGAAGTGCTTGTTGGACAAGTCCCAACCACCCGATGCAACCCGCTGCTCGATGTTGATGATGATCGTGTCTAGCATTTCGTCTGCTTGTGCCGGTTGCTTCCCCCTGAATATCAGCCCGAACTTATCGCTAGCTTTTTTCTTATCAACCTTTTTTGGATAGGCTGAATAGAAGAAATCGAACAGTCGATCAACGTCAGTTTGATCAATGGTTTTTATTACATTCTTTCCTTCTTTCTTTCTTACATTCTTTGTTTGTCGTTGGCCTTCCGTTGGCGTTCCGTTGATGCTCCGTTGGTCTTCCGTTGATGTTCCGTTAGGCTCTGTTTCGTTTATGTCGTAAACACTTGAATCTAAAAGCTTTGCGACCGTACCTTGATCCGTTAGGTTTCTGGCCTTTTTGAACTCAGCCATGTTCCATTTCTGGAGGTTTTTTTTCACTGTTCGGTACTGTTGTTCGGTTAATCCAAGCCCTTTATGGCCTACAAAACACTCGCCTATTTCGAGCCCTGTAAGCTTGCATGGCGTCCTTCGCGCCCTTCTTGCGATAACATTTAACACATGATTTGCCAGCGGGTTTTTATCAAGGAACGCGGCTTCATCGCTTCTCATTGCTTTAACGAAACCGACCATGACCTACCCCTTAACATCGGCCTTGATCGCCGCAGCCTCAATGCTCTCTAGCTCAGCCTCTGCGATTAGCACCATGGAAGGACGGTCACGATGCGATATCCGAACACGCCCAGTCTTGGTTACTTCGTTATATGCTTTAGGTGAATCTAGTCGCAGTTGTGATGATGTAATTGTTTTCATTTTATTCCCTCTTTAAATCGCACCAACAATAAGTTTACCTTTAGGAATTAGAGACATAATTTCGTCAAAGCTAGGTGGCTCTGCTCCATTCATTATTTCATCCTTTATGCCTTCGAAATTCATACCAAATTCATGAGTAAAAACCGGCCTACCAATCGTCTTTTCTACTGCCTCATGGAATATCTCAAAAGGCATACACATCTTCTCTTGATTAATCTGGAATTCAGCTATCTCTTTGCTGCTCATACCTTCGTATGATTTTGACTCAGCAAACGAAATTGCCTGTTCTTTTGTTAGTTGCTTCATAACTTCCGATCCTTGTGCCGATATCTAGTTTGTTAACTATATCAACATAGCCGACCAAATAAAAGGAGCCGTATAGACCCTTTTGTTATAAGTAAGATGGTTTTAATTGCTTATTCCGGTAGCTCCATCCATTCGGTAATTTTAGTGGCTAAAATCTTCAGGTCGTCGGTGTGATCAAAATGGTATGGTTCATACCATACACAGCCTTCAAGGCCATCGCCTTCGGCATCAAGCATGTAGGTTATGTGCTGCACAGTCGAACCTACCCTTATAAGCACCGGCACTCCATATGGTGGTAATTTGTCTTTAATCCATTCACTCATAATTCTACCCTTCGTTGCTGTTTGATTAAGCGTGATTGTCACAAAATTAGAAATACGCTTTCGTGATTGGTACGTGGTTCTGAACCAGCCAGATCATAAACTCAGTCCGATCCTCGAAACCTTCGGGCTCTGCCTTTTCGTCCAGCATGGCGCGTTCGCCTCGTGAGACTTTGCCGATCCAAGGTTTCATACCAAGCTTCTCCTCGCGCGCAATCTGCTTCTGCTTACGCTCCTTAGCCTTGCGCCGCTTCGTCTCTTCCTTGGTCTCTGGTGCGTTCTCAGTGGTCATTGTCCGGCTTCCTTTTCAACGTATTTAGCCAGAGCCTCGATAATCCTTTTTGCCCGGTTAGGATTGATTGCCAGAATGTTAATCCCCATCTCTCTATGAGAAATGCGCAGGTGATCGCCGCATCCGTCTCTGCAAACAGAGACGGTTTCATAACCTTCTGTAATATGGATGTCTTTGCTATCGCTCATTCTCTCGCTCCTCACCATTGTCCATAAATACCAACTCGCCGCCCGTGCAGCCCTCGACATTATCAGCAATCTTTTTTGCTTCTTTGCGCGCCGCTTCTAGGCCTGCAAGAAAAGATCTGTAATCGCTTTTGCATCTGTTGGTTAAGTAGCAGTCATTCTCGTCTCTTCGTAGGTAGTGAGACTTAAGTGTCTCGTTATAACCTGACCCATACCACGCTTCAAACAGCTCTCGGTCTTTGCTATCGCTCATTTTCTTTGCTCCAGTAGCTCAGGGTTTTGGTGGATTGTCCCGATGATTCGCGCCCCGTCTTCGATGTGTTGAGGAGTTATTTCCCAACCGTTAAAATCTCTATCAACAGTAAAAGATATTTCAGTGTTATGAAATTCTCCGTCTATTGGTAAACTCACGATATCCCCCTCGTAAATCACTCCACCAATGCAGTCTTTGAGGCCGGTGTATTGGCCAAGGGTTTCGATATCAATTTCAATCTGATCGCCGTCACCAAAAATAATACATGGCGCGTCGACTCCCGAATGGATAAAGCAGCCGAAAACGAAATCACCAGCCTTGATGCCGTTATGCTTATCGTTTACGATTGCGCGACCTCGAAACTTAATCTGTCTGCTTATGACGTAGCCCCTTTTATTACTCGATAGCGGATGATGTCCCCACAACGGCCATCGCTTGACCAATCCATGAAATTAGAACTGTAAACCATCTCTTGATCGTCACGAAAAACAAGCTCTACCTCATTACCCGGCACCGGATTATCGCCGCCGCTCCATTCAATCCAGCCATCATCGCACTCCACCTCGCCTAGCTTAGCCTGGGTCAGTAGAGCTTCGTGGTGTTCGACCGTCATTAGAACCATGCTGCCTAGGTTGCGGTGCGTTAGCTCCACCATGCCGTGCTTAGCGACAGCTTTCCACGTTGCTGCTACGTCATCGCGGTGTTCGGTTACTGCGATAGTTTTCATGATGAAACCTCTGCTTTACAGGATTTCATTAGATCGATTAATATTTCAGATAAAAGCTTGAAGTGATTCTGTCGAGCAGCAGCAGCAGCAGCAGCAGCAGCAGCAGCAGCATCAGCAGCAGCATAAGCATAAGCAGCATCAGCAGCAGCAGCAGCAGCATAAGCAGCAGCAGCAGCAGCAGCAGCAGCAGCAGCAGCATAAGCAGCAGCACGACCGGCCTCTATCTTTTCGATGTCGTTAGTTCTTAGGCCGTCGATAACGAGCAACTGAGCGTTTTTAACATCCTTAAACTTTTCGTTATCGTATTTATCAAAAGTTGATTCGATCAATCGCGCTAGAAATTCATTTTTGATTGTGTCTAGCTCAGACCCTTCGTTAATAGCTTCGGTAAACAATACTGGCCATTTTTTTGATTCTTCAACGCTAAGCCCTTCAAAGATCCGGTCTTGTAGCTTAGCCAGCCATACTGGGACGCCAAGGTGCTCTGGGTAAGCGTTATGAGCCCCATAATAAAGATCAATGCGTTTTATCCGTGACACCGACTCAAGAGAGCAGCCAACAGCGCAGCCTTTCCCCGATTCTTCGTCAAAATAATCTCCTTGAACAAAGTTGTCTGCTTCCTGATGAATTGCAAGCTCTGCCAAAAGCTCTTCTTTAGTAATGCCTTTTGTGAATGCTAATAGTGGTGCTGTCATTTTCTAATCCTCGTTGAGTGATGCCTAACTATACCTGAACCGTACACCATGTACAGTTAAACATGCAGGCAATAAAAAGCCCCTGTGAAGAGGCTTGTCGGTTCGCTTCTTAGTCTTGCTATGTTAGACCCTTTGTTTTCTCCATACGAATCTCTAGTTCTTTCGATGCCTCGCCAAGCAGGGTGATGTGATTACGCAAGTGGTGCTGCAGCTTTTCTATTGCGTCGGCCTCTGTTCTTCCCGTGCCTGTTATAACATGCTTAGAGATATGAACCTCTGCAGACCACCCACATATATCAAACGCCGTATCGTGCGAGGTTATTATTTTCATGTCTCGTTTCCCTTGTTTAGCGTATTGATAAGATTGGCGCAATGTTCATCATGATCATTGGGATGAGCAAAGAACCCTTCCTTCTTCTTTACTGTCAGCTTAATCTCGCCGGACTGAATACCGGTGAGTTTTCCATCCCCGCAGTACATTAACTTAAAATCGCTCATTGGTTTTACTCCTCAGAATATCCGGTTTTATCGTAGGCAGACCAATCATCACCGCCTGGAATGTCAGCTTCAATCACAGCAAGAGCCTGAATCAATACGGATGCGTTATGGACTAGATCTCTCTTATCATTGTTGCTTCTTTCGTCACGTAAGCCGCCCTTGAAGCACACAGTATATTTATCTTGCTCTATAGCCCGTCCTTCACCGTTATTTTCTCCGCAGCAGAAGAATGATTCTTTGTTGTCAGATACTATATTAGCAAGAGCTATACAGGTCGTTAGTCCTCTAGGGCAGTCATAAGGAATACGCATTATTCAATATCCTGTGGTGGTGAAGGGAGTGGCATCCAGTGGGTTATCTTATCTATCCATTCTTTGCTTTCTGCTGGACAGTCTGTATACCATGTCTCGTCTAGACGATTATAGAATGCAGCAACGACACATCTCGAGCTATTCGTTACCAACTGCATACCGCTGAAGTCTGCTAATGGTTTCGCCCACTTGTCATCTGGCAATCGATCAGAACATTTAATCCATTCGCTCATTACTACTTACCCCTAAAGTTAGAGCGCCGTGGTGACGCTAATTAATTTCGCCTGTTCGGTGATAGCCTCATCACCAGCAATGCGACGACCTCCCCAGTATTGAATATATGCTTGCCTATCATTGCCGTGACCGCAGCAGGCATTCATAACAGGACCGGAAAGTGTACCGAGGCAGCCGTCATGTCCTTCTTTGGTTGGGACTTTCTTGCACTTTTCACAAACTCCAAACTGCCCGCTGCCCGCATCTTCACTTGTGTAATATTTCGTATTAGCCATATAACCCACCGGTGAAGATACTGATCTAATCAACTAGCCGCGCTGCTGGCTATAATTCTGTTGGGATTGCTGCTGATAGCTGTTGTGATGTCCGCTTTGTTGTTGCTGTTGCTGAGGGGCATTCTGTTGCGGGTTGTTCTGCTGATTAGCCTGACCGTTGCTTGCTTGCTGAGGCTCAAAGCAGCTAACGATGATCGAGTCTTTGTCTGGATCTGTTTGCACTCCGGCAGGGTTGAACGTCTTCTTTAGAATAATGAACTGCCCGTTATCACCCTGCATAACTGAGCCGATATTTTCATACCGATTCTTTAGCTCGCCTTGGCCGTTAGTGTAGGAGCCTGTCTTTACTGCTAGATCGTATAATTTATTAGCCATCTTGTTCACCTGTTTGTTTGGTTTATTAAAAGTCGCCTAAAGGGGCGAATTGTTTTAAGTTATTAATTAATTCCTCGCACTCTTTTATCTCGTTCTCGTGCATCGTAGCTATATAGGTATTTTTCTTTGTTGTGCGCCCTAAAGATGAATCATGAATTGCCAGCAACTCTGCTGCGTTTTCCTTAGCGTCATACAGGGCTGCTTTGATTCTGCCAATAACCGTTAGCTCAATAGAACACGTAACCGGACTACCGCTCATATCATCACCTTTAATTAAACATAGTTATCAATAAGACCTTAGCTCGATCTTCTTGTGTTAATCCGTGGTTTTTGTGATAGCCAAACTTATTTTCTGCTGACTTCCTGGCGCAAATCGCCTCGAATTTGTCGTCGAACAGGCCTAGATGAACCTGCTTCCCTAAATCTTTAATATAAGCCCTCCATTTTCTTTTTGCGTTATTCCAGTAGATTCCGGTAACACCAGAAGAGTTTGTCGCCCTAATTTTCTGGTTCTTGAGATTCTCGGAATGAGAAGCTGATCGCAAATTCACTATTCTGTTGTCTATTCTAACGCCATTGATGTGGTCGATATTAGCAAGCGGGAACTTTCCGTGCGTGAACATCCACGCCAATCTGTGAGCCTTGTAAGATTTTCTATCGATCTGTATTAGGATATATCCACTCGGATTAACCGATCCTGCAACTGATCCAGAAATAGCGCTTGGCCCGCGGGTGATTCGGTTTGTGAAGATGCCAGTATCAGAATTGTACGAAAGGATTTCTTTCAATCGTTCTTGGGTGATGTCGCGCATTACATTCTCCAATGTAAAGACTCAAGAAGATCGCGCCAGATGGTTGAGTAATCCCACCGCTTCGGCTTGCATGGCCTAGGCGCAGTATGATTATATCACGATTACAGCTGATACAAACCTCCTACCAAGCTTGAGCCAGGAGCTTACCGACTTCTGATAACTTAACTGTGTTGATGACTTCAGCCGGTGATACAGGAACCACTTTCCGACGATCCATAGGCTTTTTTGGCTTAATAAAAGGATGGTGTTTCGTCGCTCCCTTTATCTTTGGCATGTCGAGAATAGCTCTAGAGACTGATCGCACAGTGCAATTTACAGCCTCGGCAATGTCTCTTTGGAGCATCCCAGGGCTAAATTTATCGCTGTTAACGAAATCTTCAATCCTAGTTCTTACGCTTTTCTTTATTTCCTTGATCCCTGTCAAGTCTCCTGCTTTTGCGGCTCTTGACACTGAGACTGTGCTACACCCTAATTCTATAGCTACCTCATGCTGCAACAAGAAGGGCTTCTCTTTCATTAGCTTGATTATGCTTTTATGAAGATCTGTCACGATTTTATCCTCATTAGCTTGTCCGTTCGAACTTCGCGGGTCTCGCCGTCTTGGCTCTTGATCGTAGCCACGCCTGGAATCAACTCATATAGGAATTCATATTTACGGCCTTCAAGCGCTACTGAGCTTCCTGCTGTTAGCTTATCCATTATTAATACCCTCCTACAGCTTTAATGATCGCGTCCATAAGGTCTGGGTCTCCTGCGAATAGGATAGCGCAAGCAAATAAAGCTAAAATAATACCGGCGTCTTGACTCATTATCTTGTCCTCGTGCGCCCCTATGGTAGGGGCTGGTTGGTTACTTGATGCGGATTGATTTAGCTGTTTTCTCTAGGTGCGCGCCATCAACTTCACCGACTTTAAGCGCAGCAAGCAAAGCCCGCTTATCTATCGAGTAAGTGGCTGGCTTCTCTACCGTGAATTTAGGATCAATCGCCCCCTCGGTATCGACAACCGCAATATCTCGACCATTCACTAGCGTTACGGTGAACAAAGGCAGAGTGATCTTTTTCTCGCCGACCGCTTCCATCCCGAATTTAAGATAGTCGACCAATTGTTGTTTCTTATTGCTGATCACCTTCTTCCGATCAGCAAGACGCTTAATCTCTGCGTCGATAACGTCCGTATCCATGTTGTTGATCACGAACACAAGGGACTCCACCTTGTTATTGAACTCACCTGATAGCGCCTCGAACGTGTCTTTAACGTCATCAGCGGTTAACTCTTCGCGCTCAACCATTAATTCAAGTGCGCGATGTTCTTCTGTGATATTTCGTAATGTAGTCATTATTTCGATTCCTGTTTTGGGATTGCCCATTTTGGTAAATTTGGTGTTTGCGCTATAACGTGGGATCGGCCCTGCGCTCTTAGCGGCACCCATTCGTTGGGTAGGTAGTAAAGATACCGGCCTACACCCCATAAGACAGCAGCTCGCTTGAACGCATCTGAGAACTGGCCTTTCTCGCCTTCAATATCAGTAGCGCCCGCGCCGTTAGATCTCCATAACCATTCGTCGTTGATCTTAATCCCGATCCGGCAGCAGCCCTCAAAAGGATATTCAACTTGCCAGCCATCACCGCAAACATCATCTAGCCGCTTCATTACGTCTCGAGCATTAAGATAAGCAAGCGCGATTCCTTTTGATTTGTCTTTAGTCGTCGCACCTACTCGCCAGCTAATAGCTTTAGGATCGAAAGGCTGTTTTAGTTGCTCGGTGATTGTTGGCATAAAGCCCCCTGTACCTGCTCTAGCTCGTACTGAGCGTTAAAACCACGATCATAGCTATCCGTCATGCCTTCTTTGTGCGGAATGCCTTTAGCGCAATCCTGCTGCCCTTTAAGAAACTCGGTTGCATCAATCATCACAGGTTTCTCCGCGTTGCTTCGTCATTAAGCGTGTCGTGTACGCACTGGTTTATATCGTCAGCCATCGTTAGCGCAAAAGTCCAATACGCCGCGTCTTTTCTGTTACCCATAGGGCCTTTTAATTCATCGTCTAGCTCATCGTCGGAAAGGCCAAGCAACCCAAAGATTTCCTCGCCAATAAACACAAGGTCTAATGATTTCTTTTCGTTAAAGTCCCAATCGTTGATGTCCTCGCCTAGCGTAAACAGCTCTATATTGCCTCGAACGACTTTTTCGATTGCTGCTAATTTGTTCATGCCTTGATCCTCGTTGTGGTTATACCAGCTAAACCGCAATTAAGCGGCTTGTCGGAGTTAGGTTCTGGCCATAAGTCCGATTAGACGGTCTAGGGGGTCATTATCTTTAACTCCAAATTCTTCAACCATAGATTCAAGCGTCACACCATCAGACCAACTACCGCTGAATTCAATATTTACCTCAGTATCGCCAGTCATTTTGAACTCACCTCCTTTGTATCCGCAGTAAGTTTCATTGAGAGCGCTTTTAGCTGCATCTAGCATCAAACCGAAGGTTGTCTTTCCTACAGGCTCGAAAGCCAGCTCATCATAGCTGCCCCTCCATGAGTGAGGATTGCCTAGACCGTTCTTCACTTCTTTTGCTGGGTCTTGCTTCTGAAGAAGTTCGATGTATTCAGATAAGTTCATCTCTATGTTTCTCGTTGTTGTGTTCGTTTGATGCGCTAACTATAGACTAATGAAACGTAATGTAAACTAAAACCTACTCGGTATGGTTATTTTATTTATACGTTTTGCTATTGCGCTGCTTTACTCATGTGCTACTATCTACCTCATAAATCAAATAACCGAGGACGTGTAATGGCAAAGCCAAAAGTAATTAGTAAAGATGAGCATTTAGATCTTGCTCGCCTATGGGTATTTCAGAACCACAAGACAGTAACCGAAGCGGCCAAGCAGCTAGGAATTAGCAGACAGACACTAACCAATGCGCTTAACGGCGTCACGCCTATGCCAGCGACGATATATAACGCGCTCGGATACAAGGCTGAAACTTCGTATGTAAAAGAGGGTTAAATGATGGTTGATAAAGCTCTATACGCAACATCAGCGGCCATGGCTATTGTGGCTATTATCTCAGCTGCATATTTTGGCTTCATAGTCGGCAAAGAGCGCGGCGTCGAGGATGTTTATCTAGACTGTCGCGACCGAGGCTTTACCGTATTTCACGGGGTTAAGTACCCTTGTGGGGCTCCAAGCAATAAGGGGTAATTGATATGGCAAACAGAAACATTCTGCACAAATCGAAGTTATTAGAATTCAAACAGTGGCTTATTAAAAACGGTCACAGGCTTTTAGATGAGCGCGCTTACCACGAAGTATGCCGCTGGAAAGGCGAGAAAGGCGAGGCTATGCCGATAATCTTTAGCGGGGATAGCAGTGAGCATTATTCAGCAAACCATAGCGCGACTCGGTACGTTCGTGCGTTTATCTCTGATAGCAATAAGGGAGAGGGTTAATGAGCAACGTCAGGATTGAAGCGACAATTAAAGACCTAAAGAAATGGGCTGATGAAGCCCTTGAAGAGCACCGCTATCTGGAGGTGGAAGGCTACAAGATGGCCATCAACTCTATCGAGGTTAGGGATTTGATAATAAGCAGGCTTAAAGATCGGGTTAAAAACTTAGAACAGAAGCAAAAACAGCACGAAACTGACCTGCTTAACAAGATAGCTAAACCGATAGCGACCAGGTTCTTTTATTGGTGGCACAATCAGCCAGGATCTAATACAGAGTCGGGCTTTGATGACTGGTGGGTATCAAAAGAAGCTCGCAGCATTGTTTCTGAAATTACTGACAGAAAAGAGGCTAAATCATGAGTCTGTTAATAGCGTGTTTATTGCTTAGTCACATGGATGCAGCCTGGGGTTGGTATTTGCCTACGGTGTCTGTGTGGGGTTGTTGTGTGTATATGAAATATTGGAATCGATAATGCCAAAGCCTGACAGTAAGAAATACCTAGTGACCACTGACAACGCGCCTACGGTGATTCAATCGGTTATCGAGATGATTCAGCGTGGGGTTTGTTCAGGGGCTGTACTGGTCACCCTAGGCCGCGAGAAACGCACAAATGCACAGAACGCTAAGCAATGGCCGATGCTCCAAGATATTTCAGACCAGGTCGTTCATTTTGAGCGGAAATACTCCAAGGAAGACTGGAAGGAAATTTTAACGGCTGGGCTTAATAGTCAGCGGCTAGTACCTGGCACCGACGGCGGTCTAGTTGCTATCGGCGGACGGACTAGCGAATTCAGCAAGGAAAAGTTTTCAGAATACATAGAGTTTCTTTATTGGTGGGGCCAAGAGAATAGCGTTAATTGGTCGGGAAAGTCGGTAGAGATTTATGAGGAGTACGAGGCTTATGCTAAAGCAAAAGAGAATAGTTAAGGACTCTCCAAAGACGGGATCAGTAAGCAGAGGGGTGATAGGAAAAGCCATCAAAGAGGTTAAGGCTAACAAAACTAAACGCTGTAAGTTCTGCAAAGAACCGTGCTTAGTCGATGGTGGAATACAGACCATGCGCGGCTTCTTTTGCGATTACGATAATTGCATGAAGGGAGAGCTAGCCAAGATCAACGAGCGCAAGAAGAAGAAAGCCAGTGTCGAGTTTAACCGCGAGACTAAGCGCATGAAGGCCAAGATCGATGTTTCCGATGTTAGATACCAGCACGCGCTAACCCAGAAGGTATTTAACCGGCTTCGGGTATTGCAGGAGCTAAAGTGGTTTAGTGATCGAGAGTTGGCGCCGGTATGCATCTGCTGCCAAAACCCGCTAGGCAATGATCAATGGTGCCATGGCCACTTTAAGTCAGTAGGCTCTAACAGCGCGCTACGGTACGACTTCAAGAATGGATACCTAACTCATAACCGTAACTGCAATATGGCTAAGAGCGGCGATATACAAGGTCTTAAGAATGGTCTATTGATGCGGTTCGGTGAAAAAGAAGGCCTGGCAATTATCGAATACTGCGAGACTCACGAAAGGAGCCGCAAGTATACCGGTGAGGAACTTATCGGGATGCGTAAAGATTTCAGCAGGCAGATACGCGAAATTGAAAACAGCACGCTATGAGGATTTGTTATGTTTAAGATAACCTTGGTGGAAGACGCTCGTGTGTTCGCGGCACTAGCTCACAGAGGACAAGTACGAAAGTACACTGGCGAGCCGTATGTCACGCACCCTATCGCAGTGGCTAAGATAGTTGCTAGCGTTACCGGTGATCAGGAAATGATTGCAGCTGCGCTCCTGCATGACGTGGTTGAGGATACGGCCGTTACTATTGAAGAGATTGAATCTCGGTTTGGCGGTCTTGTTGCTTTGTATGTTGAAAACTTGACCGACATATCATGCCTAGATGACGGATTCAGGGCTGCGAGAAAGGCAGTTGATCGCGCTCACACTGCCATAGCTGTACCCGAGGCCAAGACGATCAAGCTAGCCGATTTGATCCACAATTCATCTTCTATTCTTGAGCATGATAAGCGGTTCGCTAAAATTTACATGGCAGAGAAAAGATTGCTGCTTGATGAGTCGCTAAAAGAAGGCCACGGGGGTTTGTGGCTGCTAGCCGATTCTATAGTCCAAGACTATTACGGAAGTGTTTAACGTATCACTACCCCCGATTAACCTGCTGTGCCTTTCGCCAGCTTATATTTTTTATAAGGAAACGACGATGAGTTTAATTCCAGATGAAGCCCTATATTATGACGTAAAAAATCAGGAATACGGGTTTGAAATACGTTTCTTCAACGCCATAGCGGAGTGCCCTGCTAACACTCCGGTTACCCATATTGGTGATTTCCCGAAGCAACTCGGCATGTCAGGATATATCGGTGATGCCGATGATCATCTCTCTGACCCTAAGCAAGAAGAACCGCGCGAGTTCTCACATTACTTCAAAGAGATTGTACCGGGCGTGAGTGTTGATGTTTATCAGGTATGTGATGCGTTCAAGATGCCGGCCGCGGTAGATCATGCGGTCAAGAAATGCTTAGCATCGGGTAATCGAGGGTATAAGGACCAGCGGCAGGATATTGAAGAGGCCATTAAAAGCCTTCGTCGCCAGTTAGAAATTATTGATGTTTGGGCTTAGAACGCCGGTCTTCCTTCGCTAGCTTGATGTTGTTTAGCTTGATTTCCTGATAGGTCTTGTAGATAAACATCATGCTGGCGACTACAGATACAGCACCAACAATAAACGGCATGTATCCCGGTGCAGCGCTAACCCCTACAACTCCCACCGCAGTATTTACCGCATGTTTCACAGGTGCCGCAGCTACGCTCTGGACTGCTACGCTCGCTATTGTGATCACTTTCTTTGACCGTTCTTAATGCAATATGTATCGATAATACCAGTAGCCCGACAAAAAACAGCAAGCTTGCTAAGACTTCCATAAATTCCATCAGTGAGCCTTTTAGACAGTAGAATTAATACCTCGAGTAAATAAAGAGCAATGGTCAAATAATAGTGGAGGTTTTGGCTATAACCGTTAATGTCCAGCCAGTACCCCATGGCGTTTAATGAAATTGCAAATATATTAAGGATCATCACCAGGATAGCTACTTTGCTAAATCCGATATACGCAGACATAACAAAGGACAAACAGACAATGACAAGCAGATTAAACAGAGACTGGAAGGCGAAAAAGTTGGCTAGCTCGAAAGCATTACCAACCCATGTTAACGATACAACAACGTTAAGGACGTAAACTAATAGCGCAACCTGAGCCACATAGAACCGGTCTGACCCGATCTTTGTGAAGGATACGCAAATAATAAGCCCTATAATCCCCAACGCCATTTCCATTATCGTTTAGTGCCTTTGCGTGGCTTCTTCTTTGGCTTCTTTCGTGGCATTACCATTTTAAACCCTCGTTTAATTGTTGTTACATTGTAACGATATTAGAACGCGCCAACAAGAAGCTTGCCAAGGCCTAAGATGATCGAGATATCAATCATGCTTTCAGACGTGTTTTTCATGGCCAGTTCAAAGCGACCGGGAGCAGCTAGTAATGCGTATTTGTGGCCAAGCTCTAAATACTCCGCGGCTTTCTCGGGGTCTGACTCATCGAATGCCACGGCAAGCTCAAAGAGCTGTTTCGAGAAAATCGCAGCCTGACACTCTGACGACACGCCGCCGAGGCTAAAGCCACCATCCATACCTTGAGCGGCTAATACGTTGACGCACTCGGTCGCAATGCCTGCAATGGCGCTGGCCACTGGGATCTCCGCCTCGTTAGTCGTATTGGTCGTGGTGATTACGTTGCCGCCAGAGTCGCCGCCTTTAGCCTTAGAGCTACCGCCGTATGCTCGTGAGCTGCCACCGTAGGCTTTTGCGTCACCGGTTGATACATTCGTACCACCTACGATAACCTTTGAGCCACCTACCATCACAGACGTTCGCGAGCTTGAGCCAGATACCGCGCCAGCAATAGCGCCTGCTGCTGCACCTGCGATAGCTTGACTGTCGTTACTGGACGGGCCGTTATTGTTGCCGCCACCAGGCTGAGCCAGTGCAGGGATTGCGAACAGTGACGCCAGAACCAGAAGCATTAGTGCTTTTAGTGATTTCATATTATTTACTCTTCAGTTAATTTAAAAATTCCGTTATCTCTTGCTTTCCCGCCGCCTAGTGCTAGCGTTGCGACAAACCAAGTTCTTGCTCTGAACCAATATCCGTCACGCTTAAGGACATCAGATAATACTGTTGATGCTTGCCAGTTAGTACATAACGTACCGTCGAAGAAACACCCGTTACGGCACATCTCGTCATGGATCCACCAAGCCTCTGAGTTAATGTCCCATGCTCCTGTGGCTCCGTCTGAGCGCCTTCCGCTAGGAATCCTTACGTCATTTCCGTATCTAGTATTATATTCGATACGGTCAACTAGGAAATACGGTTTGTCAGGATCTCCATCGGCATCGATCATATACCTAGCTGTCATATTACTCGCCCCAAGAATAGTGGTTCCCGTCTTTTCGCTTAAAGTCTCCGCCCCATGTTCCGCCGATAGACTTCCAGTAGGCACCTAGCTCAGAATGCGCCTCAGTTGAGGTTAGGTATTCGCTATCCTTGAATAGGTTCAAGTCAATCGCCAGCCGCTTATAGTGGAATGAATTATTGCTGTGACCGTCGGTTGCCATTGCGTCACCAAGGGTTAGTTCGTACCCGAGGTAATACGCATGATTGATAAGCATTCCTACGGCTCTGGTGAATTCTCTTTGTTGCGATCCTAAAGACATATCAACCCCTTAAAGCTGCTATCTGATCGTCTATATTCTGAAGCCAAGCCTTGCCCTCGTCTGTTAACGCCGCCTCCCTCATTCTACGAGGAGTTACGGTAGCTTCAAGCTCTTGAATTTGATTAACAGCATCGACAGAATTTATAAAATCCAACCATTCTTGTGACTCTTCGTCTACAGCTTCGGTTGATTGGCTGTTAGGCCATTTCGTGTAGCCACTAATCAGCCCCGCATCATTTCTGGTTACAAACATTATTCCTTACCTCGATTATCAGCCCAGCCTTGAGTGTAAATAGATACGGAATGATCAGCAGTTGACTGGCTAAGCCTAAATCTTATTTGTGCTGATTCATCTGTTTGGATCCGAACATACCCGCCTGCTGTTTCTCCACCACCCAGAGTAATAAATGTAAAGGCAGACGCAGACGGCGTTGCATCCGTTTGGCTAATAGAAGTCATAAGCATAAACGTCTGAGATGTCGGGCTATCATCTAGAAATCTAACATTGATGTTTGCTTTTGTTTGTATTCCTGTTGGTGTTGATAGAGTAGAAATAACTGCGGCCGTTCCTGGGTTGCTGGTGCTTACGTCTAGCACCCCGGCGTTAAACAGGAAATCATCACGATCTTGCGCGTATCCCAAAATATTAGATGAGCCATCAGTTAGCATTGAAGCTATACGACGAAACAACGAGAAGTCTGTCGCGTCAGCAAGAAGATTTGTCGCGGTTAACGATGTATCCCATCCTGCATCAACCGTTCCATCAGTCTTTGCAATGACAAAATAGTGATACCAAGTATCTATTGCTAGAGTTAGGCCGGATGGGAAGCCGCCTAGGTTCGTACCCTCTACCCAGCTGGCATCTATTCTTTTTACAAGGATAGAATTGTTGACTAAAAGAACAGAATTAGTAGAGTCGGTACATTCTCCCACCCCCGTATCTACGTCTTTTATAGGGTCTGTGGTGTTGTTGGATGTGATCAATCCATCGATGTGCCCTCTAACAATAGTGGCAGAGGTAGTGAGAGGATCAATCACATTTGTCCCATCACAAAAAAGAAGAGTGGAAAACCCTGAAGCGACGACCACCCCAGTTCCCGCAGAGGTTTTTAGCGTCAAGCTAAAGGTCGTATCATTTTGGAAAAAATACCCTCTCTCGTTATCGGAACAAATAATGTTTCTGGCCTGGGTAAGAAAGGCAGAAGTATCTGTAATAATTATCCTGCCAAATGATTCTTGTTCAGCAGTGAGGGTATAGTCAGAGTCTCCGGCTAAATCATGAGTGGTCGCTACAGGGGAAGTTCTCTGTGAAAATTCACTAGCTCTCCAGTTGGTTCCGGCGGGGTCGGTGGTGGGGTCATTACCTGTGTTGCTGCTTGCTTGTGACACATACTCATTTCCGTCAGATCCATATGCGGAATCAAATTCAGCATATGTCACGTTAGGGTTCCAGATCCGGCCTAATTGGATCTGTTCCCAATTTGCCGTCGACGATGTAGGGTCGTTACCCTGATTGCTGTTGGTTATTGACCGGTAATTATTACCATCTGATCCGGTTACAATATCCCCAATAGAATAGATAGTTGACGCGTTCCAATCCGAAAACGCTGAGCCATCCAAGCTACCGCCAACAGGGTCAAATTGCTGTATTTGTTCGCCTGGCACGCCCGGAGTTATGATGCTGTCCTTAAACGAAACGACATTATAAGAACCAGTGCCAAACACATTAGGGCACCGGCCCTCTCCATCAAGTTGTAGCGGGTTGTCGTTAGCTATCGTCTCTGAAACATCAGCAAACGTATCTTTATCGGTGTTGTTTGTCCCTGTTACGTTAAATTTCAGGAAGCCATCCACTAGCGGGGCTCCTGACCCATCAAAGAACTGGGCGAAAGCTTCTATAATTCTTGCCATTTATTGCTGCTCCTGTGTTGTGCTTTCAATAGCACCAGGCACAGCGGATGCTACTAATAATATCTGGTTTCCTCTCGCTATTTCAGCGGCTTCTCGAAGAAGAGGCCTTTTTGCTGTTACGAGATTATCCAACGCTATATCAGGCCTAGACAGAAGTTCAGACAGCTCTGATGATGTTCTGAGTTTCTTGGGAGTGTTATCAAGATACGCTGACACTATAGCCTCCGCATTACTTCCGGCTCTTACTACTGTATCGGCAAATTCTGCGTTTTTACGAGTAAGCCTCTGGGCTAGCTTTCTCGATACTTGACCGATTACGGGAACCGCAACAGCACCGACAGGGCCGCCAATAGCAGCGCCGCCAGCAATACCAAGCGAACCGCCTATTAGGTTCGTCGCGTGACCCTCGGAAAAGCCTAATCTACCTATGAGCTTTGCAATATTCTCTGTGGTTGTACCCCTGACAACCTTTTTCATGGCATCAAGTTCATTGGCCTTAAAGAATCTCGATTTCTTCTTGTTATTTAGAATAGATCTAAACTGAGTAACCAGCCCGTTCTCAAAGCCGCTTGCTTGATTTCTTGCTTTCTCAAACGATTCGTTAATTAATTCTGACCGTCTAGCCCGTCCCCACAAGTCCCGCGCAACTTGGTACTTTCCAGAAATCTCAGAGGTCTTTAAATTCCCTTTCTTGAAAGCTGATGGGCTTACAATGTCTAGGAATGAATCGATATTATCGACAACAATACTTCCTAAAGCAGCATCAGCAGGCTCAATGGATTTAGCCGCGTTCTGTGCGACTTTCCGTAATGTGTCGATTTCTGTAAGCGTTGGTGATTTCCCTAATTCGCTTTGCAACCGTCGTAAAACGCTAGCTGTTTTAGGTGTTAAATCGGGATCGAACCCCGCTTTTCTTACTGCTAAATCAATCCTATTTACCATTCCTTTGAACGCTTTAGGCTGAAGAGATACGCCAGAATCATCAAGCTCTTTGTAAACGCCTCGGGAAACGTCTTTTAATTGCTCAATACTTGGCGCTGCTTCAACAATTGCTCTGTCTATCTGTCGCTGCTGTGAGGCTGCTTGTAGCTTACCTGTTGTCTTTATTGCACCCTTTGCCGAAGCTATCCCTAAAACCTCTAGCAGCGCTGTAGGTATGGTCGTGGCTGCCGCTGCTAGTGCCGGGCTATTTGTTGCCTTGAATGTTTCATCACCTAGAGTCTTTTCTGCTTGTTTTAGAGCATCGCTTACAGGCTCAAGAAAACCTCCGATAGCTTGCAATGACTCTTGTCCTGCTTGTGTTCTTGGCTGGAATGTTAGAGCTTCCCTGACATCTTCAACAGCTTGTGCCCCAGCCCCTTCCTCAACAAAAGGATTAAGGGTTTGAAGTATTCCAGCAACACCAGCAACAGGCTCAGCAATAGCGCCGCTTAAAAGCGTTGCTATAGGCTCAATTACTGAAGACCCGGTAAACGAAGGCTCTAGCCGTTGGCCAGGACTCCCCAAACTATCAGGAGCAACACCGCTGCTATCGATTCTAGCCCCATCTTGCTGTACTCCTACTTGTGGCTGTTGAATAGGCTGCGCAGGCGGCGGCTGAATAGGTGGTTGTGGTGATGGTTGCTGATCACCAAAGAACGTCCTAATAGACTGTCCTATAACATCATCCGGCGTTCCGTCAGGGAATTCAAACCGCTGTCCCTCTACATCAACTATAGGCATTACTGAATCCTCCGGCCTTGGCGGTCGAATCTAATGACAGCCTGTTGAGCTGGCTCTACTGCGGCATCCGCTTGTCTTTGGGATGTTTCGATGCTCTTTCTTTTTTGATCGATAAACGCATCAAGTTGCGCCAACTTCTCAGCTGGACTTGCATCTGGGTCGCCCATTGTAGCCTTCAGCGACTCTCCTTCCTGAACGGTGAACGCTGCGCCAAATGTGGGCTTCAGAAGCGGCAGAACCTGGTTGTTAATGATCGCTATAAACTTCGCTTTTGCTGTTGATCCTTTGGTCGCTCCAAAGCCAGACTCTTTAATTGCTGCATCAAAGATTCTGCCGCCAAGTGTACTGGTAGCAATAGGTGCCAGCTCTCGTAACACATTAACAGTCTCTAACAACCCTGGTAGCGCTGCTTCTGCCCTAGCTAGATCAGTGAACGCTTCACCCTCTACCTTAGATTGTTCTTCTGCCCGTTTAACTGCCTTCTGAATTTGTGGTTTAAATGCTAGCTGCTGCCCTAGT